ATGATGATTCAATGTAAACGCGTTTATGACCCTACAGAGGCCAGCGATGGTTACCGCGTGCTGGTCGATCGCCTGTGGCCACGCGGAATAAAAAAAGAGGATTTGCATTATGACGAATGGTGTAAAACCCTGACGCCTTCCAGCGATTTACGCAAGGCTCTTCACGGAGAAGCGATTGACTTCTCTCACTTCCGCCAGCAGTACCGCGAAGAGCTTGAAACCCATCGCGATGAAGGGCTACGGCTCGCCAAATTGGCCAATCAGCAACCCTTAACGCTGCTCTACGCGGCCAAAGATACGCAACAAAACCATGCGCTGGTGCTGGCGGAGTGGCTGAAAAGCTTAATCTAACGGCGGCGAATTATTTCTTCGCCGGATGATCGCGCCGCCACAGTTCCCATTCATCGAGCGTTTCGCCACTGGGAAGTTTACAGTCGGTGCGCACGCCCTGAGGTGTCTGGACCGGAACCTGCTTACCGCCCTTCTGGTCGCAATAGACGGCGGCCGGATTGGCCATGCCGATCGAATTTGGCGGCGGCGGCGCATCAGGCTGTTGTGACTGAGCGCAGCCCGCTAGCATCAGCGGCAACATCATTACTATCCACTTCATAATTACTCCTGTTTTATTCAAAGCGACCTTTCGCCCTGAATCTCCACGGTTTCTCCATTTTAACTACACTTTTGCCCTTTAGAGTAGCGCTCGTTCTCGAATTGACCAGAGAACAGATCATTCCATAATCAATGAGTTTTGCCCCATCGCCCCCGATGGGGCTTTTTTTTAGATTTTAATCAACTGAAATAAAAGGATTTATTTCAGTTAACGTCCACATCACGACCACATTGACTAGAAAGCCCCGCAAATGCGGGGCTTTTTCATATTGCAAAGCTGAGTTGATCGTTACCGTAGTGCGATGCCGGAAACGCATCTGAAGGGATAAAGCCCGGCGGCAACTTCTCACGCGGCGCGCGCTTTGTTACCAGTTTTTCAACGCTGTTTAGCGTGGTGAAAGTGATACTACATTCAAAATTCTGGCACTGGTGATAATGCCGAACGGTGGTATTGCTTAACGAGCGACTGGTACGCGTTTTTGCAACGGCACCACAAACAGGACACTTAAACATGATGGCCTCCCGGGGCGGGAGTTGAACTCGCTCATATTATGGCCGCTAACCTTCACTTTCTGCAATCCATTCAGGTATTTTCGCCTCAAGCTCCAGCCGGGTTTTGAATCCGCTATCGTCAACCGTGTGCCCTGCTTTCGCGATTATCCAGTCCTGATTATCGATCGCATCCTTAAATCCCGTTACCGTTCCGTGCATCTCCGGGTAAAGATCTGCCCGCCCATAAGCCAGGGTTAACGAAAATTCAGCTGCACCGCGCTGGAGCTGCTGCCACTTTGCGGCGGCCGCGCGCTGTGCCGCCACTTCGCTGCTGTATGTTGTGCGAAGTACAAAAACATTACCATCTTCTCCGGCGATATAATCCCCTTCCCGGCTGCTGCTGCGGGGCTTCTTCTCCGTGGTTTTCTTGCGCTTCTTCACCGTAACTTTTTTCTTTTTGCCGAAGTTCAGATCCAGCCAGTAAGCCTGCACGCCGGTGTAAGCATCGCGGTCTGCAATACGGAACGAATGACGGTCTGCACTACCGCGCGTAATGGCGAACTCCGGCAGCGCTTTGCCGTTCGCACTAACGCCACCGCCCGGCAGAATGAACAACAGGCAACCGTTTTTCACCGTGGCGATGGCGCCGAGAATATCCGCCATACGCGTCAGGAATGACATGTCACTTTCCTGCGTCTGGTCAGCATGATCTATTTCGGCGTTCATCAGCTGTTCGGAAATAACCGGCTTCAGTTTGTAACGGTGAGCGATAGCCGACACGATGCGCTCTACCGTCACGTCATGCCACGACACCTCGCGTTTGATATTGAATTCATCGCGAAAATCAGCGCTGCGGGCGGTTATCTCGATGCGGTCTGGCGGCCCTGAATGCGCGATCTCATCAACAATATAAATCCCCTTGTAGATTAGCGGCTCCCCCTGCCAGCCGAGCGATAACGACAGCTCGGCGCCACGAGGTGGCAGCTCAATATCGCCCTGGCTGTCATCAACGGTGATCGTCAGCTCGTCGGCGTTAAATCCCCGGTTATCCGTCAGCTCCAGAGAAATAATTTTCTCATCCAGCACGGTCAACGCCTTACCGCCAATCAGGACATTAAACGCCGGGATGCGCGACAACTCATCCTGGTATTTTTTTAAGTCCTGAGCGCCCGCATTCAGCAGGCTTTTTGCATTGTCGATTGTGTCTGTGTTCAGCGCCATGATTGCCCTCCGCCGCTGATAGTTCCATGCGCGCGCGAGGCATGCGACGGCTTTTTGTTGTCACGGAACACCCACAACCACCGCCGCAAGACGACGCTATGTATTTCAGGGATTATCACCCCGAACTCACTAAACATGATGGCGGTAGAGTATGACCGACAACTTTTTCCACGGGGCGCGCACCAAAGAAAACACCGACCTACAGACCGTAATCAATGATGTTGATTCAACGGTCATTGGCCTGGTGGCGGTTGCTGAGGATGCCGATCCTGAAACCTTTCCACTTGATACACCGGTACTGATTACGCGAGTGATCAGCGTGCTGGGTAAGGCCGGTAAAACCGGCTCCCTGTACAAATCGCTCAAGGCTATTTCCGACCAGGTCAGCACCCGCGTGATCGTCGTGCGCGTCGCTGAGGCTGAGGCCGGTGAAGGCGCCCAGACGCAGTCGCAGCTCATCATTGGCGGAACTAAGGCGGACGGCAGTTATACCGGCATGTTTGCCCTGCTGACAGCAGAGCAAAAAACCGGTTATCGCCCGCGCATCCTCGGCGTGCCAATGTATGACACGCAGGAGGTCACCGCGCAGTTACGCGTGATTGCGAAGCAGCTGCGGGCGTTCTCTTACAGCTATTGCGATGGCTGCGAAACGATCACCGAAGCGAAGGCTTATCGTGAACAATTTGCAGAGCGCGAAGGCATGCTGATCTGGCCGAACTTCATCGCCTACAACTCACAGACCGGCGCGAATGAAGAATTCCCCGCCGTGGCTTATGCGTTGGGCCTGCGCGCGCTGATCGACAACGAGCAGGGCTGGCATAAATCGCTATCTAACGTGGCGGTTAAAAACGTGCTGGGGATTACCAAAGACGTGTTCTGGGCGCTACAGGCGGAAGACTCCGACGCCAACGAGCTGAACGCCAACGAAATTACCACGCTGATTAAGCGTGACGGCTTCCGCTTCTGGGGCAACCGCACCACGGACACCGAAGAATATATTTTCGAGGTGTACACCCGTACCGCCCAGATTCTGGCGGACAGTATCGCCGAGGCGCAATTTACTACCGTTGACAGCCCACTCACTCCGGCGAACGTGAAAGACGTGGTGAGCGGTATTAACGCCAAACTTCAGGCACTCGTCACGGCTGGCAAGCTGATTGGTGCGGCGTGCTGGTTTGATATCGTCGATAACCCGACCACTGGCCTGCGCCAGGGTAAGGCTGTCGTGCGCTACAACTACAGCCCGGTACCACCGCTGGAAGATTTAACGCTGATCCAGACCTTCACCGATCAGTATTACGAACCGGCTTTTGCATCGCTGGGAGGTGCGTAAATGGCTATTCCTAAAAAACTGCGGCTGTTTACCCTCTTTGTAGACGGGGAAAACTACATCGGGAAAGTGCCGAGCGTCACACTCCCGAAACTCACCCGGAAAACAGAAGACTATCAGGGCGGCGGCATGCTTGGCGCGGCGGGCGTCGATCTCGGTCTGGAAGCCGGGGCGCTGGATGCATCAATGATTGTCGGCGGCGTGGTCGAGGCGCTGATCCTGAAATGGGGAGGCGATATTGACGAATTACGCATGCGCTTTGTGGGTGAGATTTACAGTGGCGGTACCAGTTCGCTGCTTGAGGTCGAAATGCGCGGTCGCATTACCGAAATCGATAAGGGTGAGGCGAAACAGGGTGATGACACTAACCACACCTATGCGATCAAAAACACCTATTACAAGGAGTCGGTAGACGATAAAGCCTTGCTGGAAATCGACTTGCTGAACTTCATCTACAAACGTGACGGTAAGAGCCTCTATCCGGATCGCATCGCCTCCGCGCTGGGCCTCGGCCAGTAACTTTTTAACCATTACCAATGGCGGCCAGCCCGGCCGCCCGGAGAATTATCTATGTCTGTTACTTTAAGCAAGCCTATCAAACGCGGTGATCAGGAAATTAAAACCATCGCTATCACCGACACCATCAAGCAGGCTGGCTCGCTGCGCGGCCTGAAACTGGTTGATGTGCTCAACTTCGATTATGACGCCGTTTCCACACTGCTGACGCGCACAACCAGCCCGCAACTGACAGCTGTCGAGATTTCCACAATGGCGACCGACGACTTTACTGCGCTGTGTGAAGAGATCACGCCTTTTTTGACGAAAGCGGAGCCGTCCGCAGTCACCGAAGCGGCGACGGCGAGCAAGTAAGAGAAGCAGTTATCTCCGATATCGACGACCTGATCGCCGATATCGCTGTTATTTTTCACTGGCCGCCCTCCGAGATGTACGGCATGGAGCTGCGCGAGCTGATAGCCTGGCGCGAACGGGCGGCTATCAGAAGCGGCAACCATGACAAGGAGGATGACGACGATGGATCTTAGTATTCGCGTTGCGTTCAGCGCCATTGATAAACTCACCCGTCCGGTCAACGCCGCCAGTAAAGCTATTGGCGGCCTTTCTGACTCCCTCAAGAAAACGCAGTCGTCTATCAAGGATCTGGAGAAAAGCGCAGCGGCATTCGACAAGCTACGCTCGCAGGCCAATGAAACGGCGCAGAAACTAAAGACTACCCAACGGGCCTTTGACGGTCTCAACCAGAAACAGCGCGAAGGCGGCCAGCTTACCGAAGCCCAGGCGGCTCGTCTTGAATCGCTGCGCGGCAAGCTCTCTCGGCTGACGGATACCTATAACAAACAGACCACGCAGCTGCGAACGGCAGCGCAGGCAGTGCGCCAGCACGGCGTTAACCTCTCATCCGGCAGCGGTGCAATTCAGAGCGCAATCCGGCGCACAGAGCAATATAACCAGACACTGGAGCGCGAACGTCGCCAGCTGGCGGCCACGACGCGTGCCCAGGCAAGCTATGAGCGCGCCAAAGAAACCGCAGGGAAACTCCGTGGCGCTGGCATGGGGATGACACTCGGTGCAGCGGCTACAGGTTATGCGGCGGGGTCGTTCCTGGCGCCCGCAGTAGGTTTTGATGAGGAAATGTCGCGCGTACAAGCGTTAACCCGCCTCAACAAAAACTCATCCCAACTCGCCGACCTGCGCGCGCAGGCAAAAAAACTCGGTGCCGAAACAGCCTTTACTACCCGCGACGCCGCGAGCGGTCAGGCATTCCTCGCGATGGCCGGCTTCACCCCTGAAGCAATTCAGGCGGCCTTGCCCGGTGTGCTTAACATGGCGCTGGCCGGTGGCATGGATCTTGGCGAAAGTGCCGATATCAGCTCTAACATCCTGTCGCAATTCCGTCTCGATCCAAAAGAAATGGATCGCGTCAGTGACGTGCTGACCGCCGCCTTTACCCGCACCAACACCGATTTAACTAATATCGGCGAAGCGATGAAATACGCGGGTACCGGCATGGCTGGTCTGGGCGTTGATGTTGAACGCACCACCGCCATGATCGGCGTCATGGCGAACGTTGGGCTGCGAGGCAGTATCGCGGGTACAGGTCTGCAAACGACCTTCTCACGACTCGCAGCGCCCACCACCAAAGCGCAAGCCGCACTGAAACAACTTGGCATCACCGTGGCTGACGCCACCGGCAAAATGCGACCGGCAGAAGCCGTCCTCTCGGATATCTATAAATCTGTCTCGAAGTACGGCGCTACCGATCAGCTCTCCTTCTTCAAAGATATCGCAGGGGAAGAGGCGGCCAAATCATTCCAGGCACTGGTGAGATCTGCGGGTAGCGGTGAGCTGCAAAAGCTACTGGCAGATTTACGCGGATCACAGGGTGAAGCGCAGAAAGCGGCAAAAGTGATGGCCGACAACCTCAGCGGCGATCTGAAAAATCTGGATAGTGCATGGGAAGGCTTCCGCATCCAGGTGGAAGAAACCACCGACGGGCCATTACGTAAACTGACTCAGGGGTTAAGTGACTTAATCACGTCAGCCAGTGAATGGGTAAAAGAAAACCCGCGACTGACACAGACGCTGATCCTTGTGGGTGGGGCGCTGACTGTCTTTGCCGGGGCGGTGGGTATTGCCAGCATTGGCGCCAGTTTCATCCTTGGCCCACTGGCAAAACTCCGTTTGATGCTCAGTATGATCGGCATCTCATCAATCACCGCGACCGGCGGCATCTCGACGCTCGGTATGGCGTTCTCAGGCTTAAGGGTCATCCTTGCTTCTCTGCTGGGGATCCCCGGCCTGATTCTGGCGGCGTTCATTACCGCCGGTCTGCTCATCTGGCGATACTGGGAGCCGATTAAGGCGTTTTTCTCCGGGCTGTTTACCGGCATCAGCCAGGGGCTTTCCCCACTGATTCAGTCATTTTCTTTCCTGGTACCGCTGTTTGACGCCATCAGCGCCGGAGTGGCGAAAGTCTGGGGCTGGTTCAGTCAGCTATTTACACCGATTGATTTTTCCCGCGATGCGCTGGATAAGTGCGCCAGCGCCGGGAAAACATTTGGCGAGGTGCTGGGTACCGCCCTGAATCTGCTTTTCACCCCTCTCCGCTTGCTGACCGAAGGAGTCAGCTTGTTACTTGAAAAGCTGGGGTTAATCCCTTCCGGAATTGACGCGGCACGGGCTAAGGCCAACAACCTCGAACCCAAAAAACCGACGTCGTGGGAGTGGGATCCAAAGCAAAAGAAAATGGTTCAAAAGGCGTGGGACTGGTCACCTAAAAAATCAGATTCCCCCGTTACCGCAGGCGCACCGCCCGCCACCTCGCCACTATCCGGCAACACCGGCACAATGCGCCGCCTGAATAGCATTGCGGATAACACGAAGGCGACCGCCGACAACACGAAGGAAGCACGCAAAAAGATTGGCCCTGGCGACATCATTTTTAAAAACCTGCCTCGTGCGCTGGCCTTGCGCGGCGCCTATCAGGAGGCGCGGATCTCACCGCAGGCAGTACCGCGCGTTGCAGCTCCGGCGGCAGGTGGCATTCTCTCCGTTCCCTCAGCGACACAAGGCCCGCTGTCTGCACCCGTTTCCGCCCCGACAAGTGGTGCGCCAGTGTTTAACCTGGTCTTTAACGAAGTCGGCCAGCACTCGGCGCGGGATCTGGAAAGAATGGTCAGGAATGTCGTTCTCGATGCAATGGCCAGCACAAACAGAAGTAACCGTGGCTCGTTCCGCGACAGAGATTAGAGGTAATCAGCATGATGATGGTTTTCGGGATGTTTGTTTTTACGCTGCGCACAGCCCCTTATCAGCAGCTCCAGCACGCGCAGGAATGGCGGCATGTTAAAAACGACCGGGTTAATCAGTCTGCCGGGTGGCAGTACATCGGGCCGGGTGAGGATAATATTACCCTGTCCGGGGTGCTCTATCCAGAAATTACCGGCGGTAATCTGTCACTGGCGGCGCTGGAGACTATCGGATTTTCCGGCCGCCCCTGGCCTTTGATTGAAGGTGATGGTCGGATTTACGGGATGTACGTCATGACGCGGCTGGAACGAGGTAAAACCGAGTTCGATCAATTTGGTGGTGCAAAGAAAATTGAATTTACGTTAAGCCTCAGCCGGGCGGATGCAGATTTTCGCGAGAAGCTGCAATCATCCTCCATCAGCGATGCCCTGGCAGACCTTCAGAGCAGTGCCACTAAAGCCATTAACGCAACAACCAACTCACTTAATCGCCTGTTTTAACCCAACAAAAAGCCCCTATCAGGGGCTTTGCTATACCGGCAAACATCGCCATTTCTGACCGTGCTGCAGAACGTTATTTTTGACGGTGCTCGATACTATGCAACCCGCGCCCAGCACATCAACAGGGTGTGTGCTTCAACCACGCTGAACAATTTACCCTCCCCGAGGTTTGCTGTTTTGCCGGTGGTCAAGTGCTTGTGCGCCGGAATGGTAACGCTATGCGAGTGATCAGGCTCATAACTGGTCATGTTAAAATTAGCGTCCTTCTGGCTATCTGTTCCGTGTGTCCCATCCCGCCACCGTTCACCCGGCGCACCGTCACCCCCCTGGTGGTTATGCCTCCCGTTTTCCGTAGTTTGCAGTGTATCTTCTTCCTGCTCACTGGTTTCGCCACTCACATCAATCTGTACGGCGGGCAGGTTGGCCCGCTGGAGCGTAACGGTATCGCTGCCGCCGGTCTTCCCAACATCCGAGCCGTCAGCCTTGCCGACACGAATTGTTTTGTTTTCGCCGGTATACACCCATGTTGACCAGGGCCACTTTTCATTCGGGTTGACGTTCTGATTAAAAAATCGCGTCGTACCCACAGGGTTATCGTCTTCCCAAAAATCACGCTTTGCCGTAGTGATAGCGTCTGCGATAGCCTGCTGAATGCTGGTATCAAGATCCCCGACAACCTGATCGGTGTAATCCTTCGCTTCATCCTTTGCCTTATTCACTTCATCAACCGTGGCGATAATGACTGTCGGATCAGCTTTTAGCTCAATATCTGCGGTATTACTTACCGCAATCCAAAGGTTAACGGCGTGCATGCGCCCCGCCCCTTCAGAAAGTTGCGGCTTGTATGATTCCGGCAGGTTCGCGACCACGAGGCACACCCCGTCGTTATCGTATAAAGCCGCCTCTCTTATCCAGAATCCACCAACCTGCGGCAATATAACCAGCTCAGCACGGATAACATTAGCCACCTGATCGGCAATAACCAGGCGGTTAAGCGGCGCGCGATAAATCTCGTTAATTAAATCCTGGCGTGCGGGGTCTGGTTGCAATGACTCGCCGCCACCATCACCAACCGCCATAAAAGCAAAGCCCACCGGCTCACCAGTCAACGCCGCGTCTGCCAGCTTCGCTTCTCCGGCAGGCGTCAGCAATGTTATATATTTTTTCCCGGCCATAGGATCACCTCTTAAATACTGATGCCACGGCGGGCGTAGTAGGCCTGGAAGTAATCGTAAATCGACTTAATTTCCGCATCAGAAAGCGCGCGATCAAAAATCAGTGCGGCCGCAGTAGTCGACGCCTCAGGAACTTCGCTGCTGTTGCTGCGGCCAATCCGGTACGTCAGCGCGGAGTTAACGAATGATTCAGCATTACCTGGCACCGTGACGTTAGCTCCTTTCTGGCTTGTCATGCTCCAGATCGTCAACTTTTTACCCGTATCCCGTCCATACATAAATGCCGGGCTTCCGTCAGTAACATCAAGTTTTGTTGCCGCAAACTGGACCGATGAAACATCGGTTGCCGTGTCTTTATAATGGGAGTAAACAGCCAGATTGGGATTGCCCGTATCAGTAACCAGACTACGCCCCGCATCACTCGAACCGCGATACGATGAAATAAAATACTGCCGCTTCGCCGGATTGGTACGCTTTGAAATCGTGATAAGCGTCGTTTCTTTCGTTGTCTTCACACCTGTTTCAATAAAGTTGCTGAAGTCGAAAGTGGCAAAATGATTGCTCACGACAGGTGACCCCATAACGATGACGTCCGCGCCACCTGGTGCAAAATTCTTTGACAGGTTTCCACGCCCGTAGATCCCCGCATATAAAAGACCATCAGTGCTAAATGGTGGATTCCACCCGTCAGGGTTAGCAATGATATTAGAGGGGACGTTTGATTTAATGACCATAACCATATTATTTATTCTCCGTAAGGAATGGAAAGGCAGAATTGTACAGATGCATTATTTAACGGGTACGGCTTACCAACCAACTCGGGGATATTTTCCGTTTCATACTGGCCTGTCCCTTCTTCAAAAATAAAATTATCCAGCGAATTAAAATTATCGCTGTCAAAAACATTGCCGTTACCTTCGTGAGTAGTTTTATCGCCGTACCATAATTTTGCGTTAGCGGAAATATCCCGGCCTACCGTTATTTTTACAATCGTATCGGCCACAATCTCGACGCTGTTAATGGCAACCGTTCCCGTACTGTCGGTCACACGAAAACCTCTATCGACATACATTGTGGGGATGTTTTTCACGTATGACGGTCTGAATGTCAGCGGCGGTGACGGCACGTGATAAAACACGTAAATCTCACGCCCGATAATAATAATTTTAATCGGCCCCAGCGGCTCCCAGCCTTGCCCCTCGTTTAATACCTGGTGCATCACTTTGGCGAATTGCATATCCATCCAGCGATAGCCGTTAGGCCCCAGGTGCCCCCCTTTGTCCGGGAAAGGATAGGCTGGCGTGACTAGATACGCGTTCTCATGCTCACGGCAAAACTCCCACTGCGCCATCCCGATAGATAAATCAGCATCGTCACGAGTAAATCCGGCCCCTGTCTGGTACATGAAAATAGCCGGTGGCGCTTTCTGCCTGGCGATACCGACAGCCATATCGGACACCATGTCGTTATAGAGTTTTTCGAGATTGGCCTTATAAGTCGCCTTGTCATTAGATCCATTAGTCTTGCTGTAATTCCACTCTCCCTGAATCCAGATGATTGCACCGATGGAATAAGATACACCTGCCTGATCCGCCGCTGTTTTAACCTGCTGCACGGCCTGCAATGGGCGCTGATATAATTCCGGCGTCGCCCCTTTTGAAAGCTGCTCAATGCTTCTCCCGTTAACGCCGGTGCTGGATAAGACAAACCGGCGCGATGGGTCACGCTCAAGGCAGTTCCGCTGCAACCAAAGCCGACGAAGGCCGTTTGCAATAGCCACCCCACCTTCGCCCTCGTTGGGTGAACCCGCTGGCAGGTCTGCAACCTGCTCATTGCTAATTATGGCGCTACCGGTGCTGTTCTGAACGACAGCATGCAGCGGTTTTAATACGGCACCTCCCAGCGGCACAAATTCCGGGTTAGAGCGATGCGATGGACGGATCGAATCACCCAGCATCAGATTATCGAAGCCCTCAATGGGAGTCTGACTCAATGCGGGGTAGCCTTCCTGCTGCGTGCCGAGGCTCTGACTATAAATCAGCAGATGAATCAGCCCAGTAACAAGGCGTTGCACAGCCGCGTTATAGCGAGCGCGGACGTTTTGCGAATACGCCTTGTTTTGCGCATCGGCGGCAGTGAGATCAAAATTTTCATCCGGGTTTTCTTTCCACCCGATCAACTCGCCATCCGCATCGGTCAACGCTTTGAAAAAGCCCTCTTCATCCTCAAGATTCAGCCATCCCATACCACCGGCTTTCGTCGTGAACTCGCCGTCACCGCTCAACGCATTAGGTGCAGCTTTCCCTGACTGGTCGGCTACGTCAGAATAAAACCCGTCGATATCTTCCAGGCGTAACCAGGCATCGTCCGTGGTTTCAGTGCGGAATATTCCACCGCCGTTAAGCGTTCCCGGACGCTCCCCGATACCATCAGACCCGACAATGGTCACGCTAAACCCTTCAGGATCACGATAAACCAGCCCCGATTCGCCTTCTTCGTGTGATATCTCCATATCTTTAACATACAAGCCATCCGGCGCGACCATGCAATTAATAGCCCCGAACGCCCCGCTTGCCATCACGCGGAAAAACGAAAACCAGTCATCATCAACAAAATCCAGCATCACATCGCCATCCTGGCGAGACTGGAAAAAGTTGTTTTTAATTTCCTGTACCATTTTATCGCTGGGTAACTTCTTCCCGGTCGGCGTGGCAATGCCATTAATATTTTTATATTCATCCAGCCAGTAATCGGCATCATTAGTGCGAACGGTAAAAAAAGCATCAGGCTTAACTAGTCCTTTATCTATATCGGCCTGCGCGTCTGCTTCATTGTCGTAAGGTTTTTCGCCAACGGAATAGCCTTCCAGCATTTGCATTAAAAGCAATGTACGGTTTGCCAGCTCCTGCGCCTGAATATTTGCAGCGCCACCACGACCACCCTCGACTTTATCTGCACGGGTAATAAGAGGAACGTCACCCCACATAGGTGTTTCGATAATATTGGTCATATTATTTTCCAGAATAATGATAATTTCCGCTGAAGCTCGCTATACCGTTGTAGTAAATGCTTTCGTCTGGTTGATAGTTTTCCGGGTAAACCGTAATTTCTTCACCATCAATTACCGCCGCCCCGATCCACGCGAAACCCCTTGCGCTTGTTGAGAGCGTCATTTGCGCTAAATGCCGACTAACCGGCTTCGCTTCCCCTATCAGTCGATTTAACTCATCCAGTGTTTTTGGCGTTATCCCCACCTCGTTCAAATCAATTTCAAGACGGAACGTGCCAGGTTCGTCGCCGACGTCGAACCATTCCACAAATGTCGCGGAAAAGCCCATATCTTCAATTACTCGCCGTACAGCTGCGCGCGTACCCTTCCGGCGATGAAGCCAGTAGGATTGCTGGATTGACGCTATTTTTTTCTCTGCCGGCCAGCTCTTATCCCACCGATCAACCGACAGCGCCCACGCCAGATACGGCAATAAATCAACCGGGCATGCCGTCGGCGTCCACAGCGTGCGAATAGCTACCGTGATTCCGGATAGTTTCGCCGTAGCAGCTTCGGCGCATCGCATCCATGCGCTGGCAGAAGGAGGAAGAAGTGTGTTATTCATCCGTTCCGCCGTTTTCCAGGTTGTAGCCGATATTCCTGGCCGCCTGGATATCGCTGATCCTGATATCATCCGCCGGTGAATTCAGCACGACACGCTGTACGCCCTGGACATGTAGTGCCGCTGAAATGGCGGAGCGCGCCACGTCTCTGCTAATTTTTTTATCGTTCTGCTTCAGGAATTTTTGCAACGATGCATCAGCCGCATTGATGATCGGCTCTGACTCCGGCCCCGGATACAGGTACAGCGTGGCGTTAATTTCGTAATCGACAATCTCAGCGCTACGCGCCGTCACGCGATCACCCAGCGGGCGAACCTCTTCATCGTTTACCGCTTCGGCAACTGCGGCCAGCAGTTCTGGCGATGCGGTACCGTCACCTTCCGTGGAGAGCACCGCAACAACCACCTCTGCCGGTGCCGGGCTGGAAGCCCTGGCGTCGGCAACTTTGCCGCTGGCGCTGCGGGCAAAGTATTCATAGGCCGCCGATGGCCCGGCTACGCTCATTCCCTCAAAAGCAGCCTGCGCCCGCAGGCGTAGCGCCTCGTCACTTTCCATTTCGGCATCGGTTGTCTCGGTTGCTTCGGTCTTGATCAGGCGTTCGGTATCGAGGTTCGCCGCGATATTATCCAGATCGTCACCGGTCGAATGACTCAGCATGCAGGCGGCCGCCCCTTCGTTAATACGCTGGCGCAGTAACATCTCGCGATATGCCAGCGCCTGGGCGAGCACATTTAATGGTTCAGACTCCAGCGCCAGAGCGGCAATAACGGCGGCCTGCTGATCTGCCGGATAAGCGGCTACCATCACCGCTTTCACCTCGATCAGGATTTCTTCAAAATCCAGTTCCTCGATAATGGTCGGCTGCGGCAGCTGCGAGAGGTCAATTGTCGGCATTTTTGGCGCTCCTTAACGTTACCGATCTGGTGCTCTTTTCCATGCTTTCGGTCAACATTCCGGATAGCTCCGCCGTTACTGCGCCCGAAGCAGAATAGTGAATATTGATAGCGTCAAGCGCGATCCGCGGCTCCCATGCCGCAAGCGCGATAACTGCTGCGCTCATCAGTTGCAGGCGCGTGACGTCGTTCTGCGGGCTGTCGATCAAATCCGGGCAAAGCGAGCCGTAATTGCGGCGCATAATGCGCGTATTAACTGGCGTCAGCAGAATATCGCCCACGGACTGCCACACATGATCTTCATCCGTCAGCGTTCCGGTGCCGTTCGCATTCATACCGCGATAGCGCTCACTCATCGGGTGCCCTCCGTCCAGTTATCACCGCGTTCAACTTTGCCGTGATTGTGGTTATCCACCTGCACGCCGTTAGAGATAAACGCCCCGCCGGTATGATTAAAATCACCGCGCATTTCCCCGCCTTCGGTGATATCAAGATTTTTCGCGCGCAACAGGTTGGTGCAGTTCACCTCCGGCGTATCCAGAGTGACGATCACCGACGCCTCGATCGCCGCCGATTTAATACCCGTCACCTGTAAGGCGCCCGCCTCGGCGTCATAACGAAAGCGCGCACCATCAGGAGCCGTGACGACCATTTCATTACGCGTCGTGCCCGGCGCCGGATTGTCATTGCTGTACAGGCTGCCGCCAATGATGGCGGTATCCGTGTTACCGCCGAGACACAAGAGCCAGACCTGCTCGCCAATGGACGGCGGCACCCAGACCTTAAATGCCCCGGCCCGTTGCGCGCTCCAGCGCAGCCAGGTCGTTTCCAGTCCGCCGCTTTGTACCCGGACTCGCCAGTTTTCCTCGTCGATCTCCGTCACCGTACCGGTGCGGCCGATGTTCTCCAGCAGGCGGATCAGTTCGGCAATATCCATCAGCGCACCCCCAGCGAATCAATCACCTGTCTGGCTATCATCATGCGATCCGTCTTACTCAGACCCAGCAATTCACGGCGGGGATAGCTCGCCATCGCGCCGCTGTTATTCACCCGGTCACGCAATCCATACTGGTGAACGCGGGCAATACGGGCCGCCACACCAGTGAATCCCACGCTTGCCCCTTCAGTGGTTGCGCGGGCTTTAAGAAAGCGCGCGGTGCGCAGACGGCGGAACATGGGATCGGCTTTCGTCGTATCGCGGCGAGTCTCGTTGAAACTGATATCGAGATAGCGCTCGATATCAGCGCGATAGAACGACCGCACCGCGCCTCGTCCTTCATCAAATCCGGTCAACATGCGGCCACGACTACCACGCGTCGCCCGCCAGTTACGCAGGCGGCGCTCGTCCCCCTGCCAGATAAACCCGATCCCGGCCTGCGAACGCAGCACCCGGCGATGTCGTTTCTGATACGGCGTGCCGTCCGGCGCAACCTGCTTACCGATCCGCTGGCTCTGAGTGCGGCGCAGCGTGGTGGCAATGCCTCTCGCCGTGCGCAGGCGACGTGCTGGCGTCATAGCGGAAAGGATTTCTGCGAAGACCTGATCAAGCTGTTGAAACAGCGCAGCATCGTTGCTCACGTCATCTCCCCCTCATAGCCCGGATCAAAGACCACTTCCCACTCACCGCCATTAATACGCGGACGGTCTTCCGCCAGGTGCGTAGCAACGGGTTTCCCGTTGACGAGCTCCACCATGACGCGTTCCCAGACCGGCACCTTAAACAGCACATCGGCCATGTCATCGCTGATAATGTCCGCGTCAAACTCAACTTTGCGGTTATTGTCCGGGTTGAGCAGCAAATCAGGCTGGTAATGCCATACCCACGCCATGATCGGCAGCATGAGATCATCCACCTGCCCCGGAAAGTCCACGGCCAGCACCTGGATGGTGTAGCAATACATAAACGAGGGCTCGCCGGTCGCCTGCGTCTCAATGCTCCCCTTCTCCACCCAGACGGTGATCAGTTCAGGGTTTGCCTTACACCAGGTGTTTGCGGCGATCAGCGCCTCGCGTAACAATTCGGCTTTTTTCATTTCATCCCCCGGGCTATTCGCCGCAGTTCCAGCTCCCGAATACCCGCCTTATCGGCGTTGCAGGTATCCAGCGCATCAAGTAGTGCATCAGACCAGAGCACAAGGCCCTCGTAGCGCATCGGCCTGGGCGGTGGCGCTGGCGCTTCAGTTTTTGCCGTCAGGCTTTCTGGCAAAGGCTCCTGAATGATCACCGGCGGCGACTTCGGCGGCGCGACTGTACAGGCTGTCAGCGACAGCGTCAGGCACAAGAGCAGCAGCGCAGGGATCGCCGGACAGTTCAGTTTTGATATTTTCACGACGTTTCTCCCCGGCTTCGTTACGCTTTTGCCCCAGCGCTTTCACACTGGCTTCAATCCCGCTGACGTCCTGACGCAGCGCCCGCACTTCGGCCAGCACATCGCTGGTCTGGTTCATTTTTTGGGTAGCGTCTGCCAGCGCTTTTTCTGCGCCTTCTCGCTTGTTGGTTTCTATGGTTAACCGGATGCAGGCCACCGCCAGGAGGACACCGATCACCGCGATAACCACAGATAGCCCTTTCATTTCGCCCCCTTAAACACAGGATCTGACAAGCACCACTCCCGGAACTCTTCCCGGCGGTTGACCAGTCCCTGCAAGCGCCTGCCGCCTGAGTTAACAAAATCCTTAACCCGCTCGCAGACGCCACGCCAGTCAGCCGATTGCGCGTTACGCCAGATCGTCGTTCTGACCTTCTTCCCCTGCCTGTTGGTGTACCAGGCAAGCCCACTACAGCCGACATTAAATACGCTATCGGTCAGTGCTTCGAAAACGCGCTGCGGTGCAGCTGCGCCGTTAAACTCTCGGTTAACGCAACGCTCTGCGCGCATCAGATCATTCACCCAGCGCTCTGCGATCTCCTGCTCGGCATACTCCCGGTTCTGCACTTTCCCGGTCGAGCCGATCCCCACGGTTAATACGCCTGCCGGGCAGTAATACGGGGTCTTGCGACAATCCTCATATTTCGCCATCTTCAGTTGCGCTTCCGGGCTGGTACGCAGTGACTGCGGCCAGAGCACGGCGGCCAGCGAGATAATCGCGGCGACAGAGCAAGCAATAACGCCCTTTTTCATCGTGGCGCCTCCCTGATGGTGCGGATCAGCTCTTTCACGTCCTGCCGGTTTTCCGTATCGTCGCGAATGGCGTCGATCAAATCGTTCAACAGCACGTTATTGGTTTCATGGATGCGGGCCATCCGGCGGCGATGCATTTCACCTAACACCGCCACCACTACCCCTGTTACTGCCGCAATAGCCGTCAGCCAGTCCTTTTGCGTCATCATTCCGACGCTGCCGAGGAATACCGACCAAAGGTATGCGGCCCAATTCCAGGCGCGGTTTATTAACTCCATAGCTGCACCGTCTCCTTTGTCGCCGAGGCGCTTACCTCCGGCAGTTCCACCACCTGCCCGGCCTCCATGAAGATCTGATCGGCCAGTGACTTGTTCGCAGCAAGCACCATCTCGGTGACGCCCTGGGTGGTGCCGTAATAACGCTGGCAAAGCAAATCCACCGTATCGCCCTGTAAGGCTTTCACTTTCATCAGAATGCCTCCGCAGAATTGCGAACTTCGCCGCGAATATCGGAGATAGCCCAGCGCGCATCACGCCAGTGATCGTTTGCCTGGCTTGCCAGCGCAGCGGCTTTCTTCTCCCCGGCGTCGCCGGTCGTATCCACATCACGGAACGTTTCGATCAGCAGGGCGCGGGCTATGCTGTAAACCGCACGGCGCCAGCGGTAAACCTTCGCGCTCTGCCCGTTAATTTCCATTGCCGGTACGGTATCCAGTGATGCAAACCCGGCGTTCTGCTGTTTAATCCGCCAGGTATCGAGCTGATCAGCGGCATGGCCCGCCGCCTCGATAACAACATGTTTCAGCCGCGAAGTTGTCACCGCGCCAGTGATGCGCATCTCCTTACGGGCATCGCTCAACACGATTTCGGGCCAGAACACACCGGCGGTGACTTTCTCGCCGCCGTCGTCCACGTCCGGCACATCCTCTGCTGAGGGGGTTACTGTGCGGGGGGCTACAAGGCTCATGGTGTAGTCTCCAGAAAAGGTGGCGGTGAGCGGACGGAGAAAAGAAAACGCAGTGCGTTGCAGATCTCCGACCGCGCCGCCAGCGCACGGGGCGCAAGTCGGTTATTTTTTGGCGGCAGGCGCTTTTTTCGTTGTGGTTTTGCGCGCCGCTGGTTTTTTGGCTGTGCTTTTACGGGCGGTTTTAGGCGCGGGCTTTCCGGCCACCACCGCCGGAACCGGTGGTGCTGCAGGGCTATCACTCTGCCCCTCTTCGCCATCGTCGCCAGTAGACTCACCCTCGGAAATAGTCGCAGCAGCGGTTTTCTTCAGCTGACTGGCGAGTTTGTCGATCAGCTTTTTCACGCCCGCGCCAGGATCCATGATCAGTGCAGTGCGCAGCAGCCCTAGTGCGGTTTCCTGCTCGGCAGGCGTGCCGTTGCGCAGTGCAAAAGCGCGTGCTTTGTGGAGCTTGGCGCGCACCATGTCTGGCATATCGCTGTCAGCGGTAAACTCGGCTACTTCATCGAGCACCGCCAGATATGGCGATACGTCGGTGCTGTCGTCGGCCTTAACCTGAACCAGGATCGGATCACAAATTTCATCGACCAGAGCTGTCGCCGCCGTGCGGTTAAAGCGGTCTGGCATCGCCAGGTTATGCGCGATGACGTAACGCCCGATTCGCGCCGCCAGTGGGTAATCACGAACATCTATCGCCCAAATCATCAGGCGCGTGATCACTTCATCCTGGCGGCCGCTATTACCTTCGAGCGTTCCATCAATCCACCCCTCGTAATTGGGTAACATCTGGCGCTTAAGCGCGGCTTTAGCCTGCTCGCCCTGAATTTTTTTAAGCGCGGCCATATCCATGCGCATGCGGTGCAGGATCTGCTCATGCGCAGTGCGCGCCGTATCGGACAAATCCTCAGCCTTGCCATGACGTTCAGCCATGACGCGTTGAAAATGTCGTTGTGCCGGTGTCAGCATTGTTTCTTCCCCGATGAACGGCGGGCCGAAGCCCGCCAGTGTGCGGTTACGCGCCGCCTTCCGGCGCCTCGGCAAAGGTGATGCCGTCGATAAATGCAACGTTGCCGTAGTCCTCGATCACAAAGTCATCGTTTGAGGACTGGTATGTCGCGATGCGGTTGTACTCCGGCTCTTCCTTGATCGTCCGGCGCAGTCCGCCGCGCTGGTAGTACACCGACAGGTTTTTAAACGGCGTGATCAGTACGCCATTGACCGGGAAGTACGGCGCGATGAAGGTCGGCATGTTGCCAACGCGTTCCTGCGCAACAATCAGCTGACCGGCCAGCATTTCGGTGTTCGGGTTGGTCTGGCTCATGGCGTTAATGGCCGGGAAATTACCGGTAGTGAGCAGGTCGCCTGCCAGGATCACCACGTTATCCGGATTGCGCTTGTGCCATTCATCCATAAGGCTGTTTTTCGCGTCATAGACCGCGGCGCCGAGGTTGCCGTAGGTACCTTTCGCAATGACTTTGTTATCTTCATCGCGTGAGGTGATGGTGACGCCGGAAATAACGCGGTGTGAGGCTTCAGTGCGGATTTTCTCCAGCCAGCCAATGCCGCAATCCTGCAACAGCGGGTTAGCGGCACGATCTGACGGGTCGCTGTATTTGGTGCCGTTAAAGCCAATCATGATGCGATCCAGCGACATCTGACGCGCCATCGCCTTACTAATCAACGGCTGGAAGTCCGGCATGTGCGCCCAGGCATCAAGCTGTTCGTAGCTGATCCCGTAGTCGTAATTGACCTTACGGCACATATAATCAAACGGCTCCATCGCATGATTTGCGCCCGGATTACGGCGGGTAGTGGTGCTGTTGTTGACTCCAGCCATCGGGCCTTTGCTACCAATCAACACTTTCTGACCAATCTGCTGATTAACGCCAAACACGTTAATTTTGCTCAGGAAAGAATCGCTCTCCTGCGCTGCCTGCTCCAGCTTTTGCTGACGGGTTGGATCAACCGCAAATTTCGCAGCAACTGCCGCAGGCGATACGCCGTTTAACTGCGCCTGGCGCAAAATGTACTGGTCAAACAGCTGGCGGGTATTGTTTTCCATGTTCTCTGCTCTCGTTGTGAATATCAGTAATCAGCCAGCTGCGCGTTCGCGCCGCCGCCCGCCGGTGGTCGCTGGCTAAAGCTGGCATCGGTGGTGCTCAACTTTTGCCGCAGTTCGGCCAGCTCACTGGTGAGTTTCTCAATGGCGACTTTGTCCTGCTGGCGCTCCTGCTCGGCGGTGTTAAAGCGATCAATCTGCTCTGACTGCGATTGCGCCACGGCCTCAACGACCTGGTGCATCTGGCTGAAGCGCTGATCGTCGGTTTTCTGGCCTTTGCCGATGATGCCCATCACCCGGTTAAACCACTTAACCCCTTCATCACTGCGCTGGGCGGCCAGTTCGATCACCTCTGCCTCCAGGGCTTCGGTAAACATTGGCGCTTCGCCCTGCTGATTGTTAAAGGCCATCACCGAGGCGCGTTGCTGCGCGGCAAACTTCAGGCGATCGGTACCCAGGCTCGCCGGGGTATCGGTCATCGCCAGCCCCACCACATAGGCTTTTCCGTTGAGGGCAAACTGAGGATGCAGCTCAATGCTTGAGTAGACTTTCTGGCCCTTGTCGGTCATCTGCACCATGCGATCTGATGGCTCGATCTCGGCATAAAGGGCGGTTCGCCCTGCTAACGGGCCGTCGGTAATGTCTTCGGTGCTGAGCGCCACCACATCCCCCATCGCGCCGAAATCGCTGTTCGGGAACATAGAGAGATAGTGCTCAATGTTGACGCGTGCGCCGTACACCTCCGGGTTGTAATTCGCTGCCGCATCGCGAAGGTGCTGCGGTTGAATTTCGCGGCCATCAACGGTATTTCCGGAGACGGCAACGCGGAATTTCTTACGTGGTTTTGCTGTGCCTGCCATGTTCGTTTACTCGCTCGGTTTCTGAGTTCCCGGAGATGATGGCAGGGGGTGACGTGCGCTCTCAACGCGTTGTTGTTGTGAGGGAATCACCACAACCAAAAGCGAGCGAAAGGGTACGCGCGCGCGGGTTAATCTCCCCGGCAGGAAGCGAGGAGGACAAATGGCGATTGAAGAAGCATTCATCATGCAGCGGGCGCGGCAGCTTTACTGGCAGGGGTACCCGCCAGCTGAGATTGCACGCCTGATGGGTATTAATCAGAACACGGTTTACTCATGGAAAAAGCGTGATGAATGGGACGCCACGCCACCGATCCAGCGCGTGACGACGTCCATTGATGCACGGTTGATACAGCTCACAACCAAAGACAAAAAGACTGGCGGCGACTTCAAAGAGATTGACCTTCTCACGCGTCAACTGAAGAAGCTGGATAACGGCACGGCGGCCACCCAGCCAAAGAAGAAGATCCGCAAGAAACAAAACTATTTTTCAGAGTCGCAGATTGCTGCGCTGCGCGAGAATATTCTCGGTTCTCTGCACTGGCATCAAAAAGGCTGGTACGACAACCACCACTGGCGCAACCGCATGATCCTGAAAAGCCGTCAGGTTGGCGCGACATGGTACTTTGCGCGCGAAGCCCTGGTGCGCGCCCTTTCCGACGATGTGAAGTACAAGCATCAACGTAACCAGATCTTTCTGTCGGCGAGCCGCCGCCAGGCGTATCAGTTCCGCAGTTTTATTCGCTCTGCTGCCGCTGAGGTTGATGTTGAGCTGAAAGGCGGCGACATGATCCAGCTGTTTAACGGCGCCGAGCTGCATTTCCTCGGCACGTCCGCTGCGACAGCGCAGTCGTACACCGGCAATCTGTATTTTGATGAGTTTTTTTGGGTCGGCCAGTTTGCCAACCTGAAGAAAGTGGCCGGTGCGATGGCGACGTTAAAAGGGCTGACGCGTACCTATTTCTCCACCCCGTCAGCAGAAAGCCATGAGGCTTACCCTTTCTGGACGGGTGAAGCATTCAACAAAGGGCGCAGCCACGGAAAGCGAGTTGAGTTTGATACGTCCTGGAAGACGCTAAACAGCGGGCTAATGTGCCCGGACAAAATCTGGCGCCAGATTGTCACATTACAGGACGCCATCGATCACGGCTGGGATCTGACCGACATTGACGAAATCCGCGACGAAAACAGCCCGGAAGAATACGACAACCTGTACGGGTGCCAGTTCATCAAAAGCGGTGAAAGCGCCTTTGACTATAACCGGTTGCTGGCATGCGGCGCAGACGGCTACGACGACTGGCCCGACTGGCGCCCGTATGCCTCCCGCCCGATGGCCGATCGCCCGGTCTGGATTGGCTACGATCCCAACGGTGCCAGCGGTAAAGGCGACAGCGGCGCCATTTCAGTCAATGCCGTGCCGATGGTCGCCGGTGGCAAGTTCCGCACCGTCGAGACGCTACGCATACGCGGGATGGAGTTCGAAGAACAGGCCAATCTCATTATCGGCATGCTGAGTCGCTATAACGTGCAACACATCGGGATTGATGGTACCGGCATCGGTGAAGCCGTTTATCAGCTGGTTAAAAAGCACTTCCCGGCAGCAGTCTGTTACCAGTTCTCACCAGCCAGCAAACGCATGCTTGTGCTGAAGATGCAGCAGCTCGTTCGCGGCGGCCGCTGGGAATATGACCGGGGAGAGCTTGATCTCGTTGGCGCGTTCAACTCTGTTCGCAAGATTGTCACCCCCGGCGGCGTTATCACTTACGACACTGACCGCTCGCGCGGCGTCAGTCACGGCGATCTCGCCTGGGCGACGATGCTTGCCACCATTAACGAGCCGCTGGGACAGGAAGGCGGCAGCAGTATGACAGTTACGGAGTATTAACCTTGAGCAAACGAAAATCCATGCGCGGCAGGCAGTATGCCCGGGAGCAGGCCGATCTCGCCGTCTCGTTAAAAGTTGCACCCGAGCTGAACTCGTTCACATTCGACGGCCCCTGGCCGGTGAGTGGCGCGTATGACCTGCTCGATAACATGTACTGCGCCGATAACGGGCGATACTACGAAACGCCGGTTGACTGGTACGGACTGGCCCGCCAGTTCGGTTACGCTAGCTGGCACCAGTCCGCGCTTTATTTCAAACGCAACGTGCTGGCCGGGTGCTTTATCCCGCACAAACTGCTTTCCCGCCAGGTGTTCTCATCCTTTGCGCTGGATTGGTTCGTGTTCGGGAACGGCTATCTGGAGATGAGGAAAAACCGGCTTGGTGGCTCTCTCGGCTTCCGTAACTCCCTGGCTAAATATACCCGTCGCGGCTCCGACCTGGACACCTACTGGTTTATTCAATCCGGGCTACAGGATCACCAGTTTACAACTGGCTCGGTCTGCCACGTTCTTAGCCCGGATATTCACCAGGAGATCTACGGCATGCCGGAGTATTTCGCCGGGTTGCTGTCGGCGAACCTGGCACACTCTGCCGACAAGTTCCGCAAACTCTATTACGACAATGGCTCGCATGCCGGGTGTATCGTCTACGTGAACAGCGCAATGGCCGATCAGGAGAGCCTCGATAAGCTGAAGAAGACGCTAACAGATACCCGACGCGGCGGGGCATTCAAAAACATCCTTCTTCACGCCCCTAACGGCGGCAAAGACTCCGTGCAGATCCTGCCGTTCAGCCAGATATCGGCAAAGGATGAATTCGTAGGGGTGAAGTCCTCCACCCGCGATGACATGTTAGCCGCGCATCGGGTGCCGCCTCAGTTAATGGGCGCCATTCCGGAAGGCAACGGATCATTTGGCGATATCGAGAAGGCGGCTCGCGTCTTCGCCGTCAACGAGCTGACGCCATACATGGAAGCCATGAAGCATGTTAACGACTGGCTGGGCGAAGAGGTGATCCGCTTTAATCCTTACGCATTGCTCGAAAGCACGAAGTAACATCTGACCGCATCGTCATTTCTGGCGATGCGGTACCCGCCGCCCCGTATCAGTACCCAGCCACACTGGCCACTTACTCACTTTCGAATCCCTACTACACCTCACCAGACGCCGCCAGCGCCATTCTGGCGCGTTCACTCACTCGTGCTCTCTGGCTCTGCACCAGAAAGTCAGCGCGCGACAGGACGCGACTGGCGAACGATACGACCCCCTCCCTTACCCCCTTTACGCGCGCTTGCTCCCCCGCCTCGCCTGCGCGCTAAACCGACCTCTTTTTGTGCACTTTGTGCAGACCGCCCAGGCCCCGCCAGTGCTGGCGCCGCGTAGCAAAAACATCGTTTCAAAAATTGTGCAAATTTGTGCGTTTTTTTGCGTTTCCGAAACCTGCCTTTAACCCCTCCTGTATAGCACCCGAAGTGATACCGCAATATGACCCTATCAGCGAGCGCCCCGCTCCCATTAGTTCACTTTTTACATCTTTGCAGATAGGATTGATCTGAAAAAGGAGGGTTCCGTGGGAATTTCTAAAAAAATAAAAGCTTTTATTCTCGGTGACGAAGTGTTGGTTAAAGATGGCCTTGACTTTGATACCACTCTGGAAAATATCAAGCTAATAGCAAAAGCATGCGAGCCATTACAACCAATTATTTCAAGATATGAAAGTGGCGGCCTCACCAAAGAACAGTTCATCGCAAAGAGCATTTCATGTATAGCCAGGGATTACATTCAACTCCGGGAATACAAAGATTCCATGGATATGCAATGGTGATAAAAAGCCGCCTAATTAGGCGGCTTTTTCTTTTTCGCTATGCTCGCCGCTAGGGCGGGGAGGGTTTCGGCGTGGGCTATAGAGTTCGTGATCAACTACAATGAATTTTTTATCGATCCACTTCCCCTAACGCTACCATGATCGCCAGGCGCTCAGCTGGCGGTAATGCTGCAAATTTCTCCTTCCAGCGCTGCGCTTTTCGCTTAATACGGTAGCGATCGTTATAGTCCTTACCGGCGAATGTATGCGAGTATGCGGCCCCCTCTGGGTAGTTCATCCAGATTTTCTCTGTTCGCACACCACCTCGCGTCATGGCCTGAAACTCCTTGCTGCGCCAGCGCGGTAGGGCGTTGTCATAAACAGAAGAGGGGTATCCCGATACTATTACGCTTACATTTTCCGGCATCGAGCAGAGCAAGCCCAGCAGACGGTAATGATCACCCACGGTGTATTCATGTCGATAACGCGCGGAACTGGAGCGCGTTTCATGAAGGTATGGCGGATCGGAATAAATCAATACTCGACCGGCGGAGGCGTAATCAAAACGGCACAAAAACTCAACGGCATCGCCAACATCAATAAACAACGCATCCGCCAGTCTATCCAGAAAATCAGGGTTGCCCTGGTTAAATGCTTCGACGGTTTGCGGGTCGATATCGATCCCCCAATTCACTTTTGCCGGAGGTTTACGCAGCATGATCGCGCCGCCGCCTAAATGCGTTTCAATGTAGACATCATGCGGCGGCATTTCGGCGATAATTTTTTGATAAACACCGCTAGCCGCCTTGCTTCCCAGATAGCTCATTACCTTCTTTCTCCCCAAAAAACTAACCTGCAGCACCGCCAAAAATGACGGTGCTCGATAGAATGGCCAGCACTGTCAGAATTAACGATGTGGTACCGCATCACCCGCCACCACCTATTAGCACCTCAAACAGAACCTCACCGACGATCCGCATAAAAGTCCAAGCGATCAAAACCACGGCAGCGGCGACCCATGCTGCTAATCTGCTTGCTGGAACGTTCGTCCGCATCCACTCATAAGCTCCAGCAACTAGGAGCACCCCAAAAAAATCTATTGCTGCTTTCATGTCTCTCCCTTATTTGCCTTTGGCTGCTTTTTTCAAACGCGTGATAAGCTGGTGAACTGCCACATATTCAGTAGTCGGTTTATCCTTCTCACCCGCGCGCCATGCCTTCACTTCGCGTAAACGACCATCTTCCGCCGCCAGCATCCCGCCGCCGTGGCGAACGCGGGCACCGGCCGCTATTGACCGCACAACATCATCACTGACGAAAATCCGACAGCTACGCAGCTGCGCGCCGATACTGTCGATCACCTCTTCCGGGATGCCGTTCTTTTGTGATGCTTCTTTTTGCTGCGCCTGGCGCAGCGCGGCCTCGGCCTTTTTCTTCTGGTATTCCGCAACGGCTGCGGCGTAGTTATTCGCGCGCCGCTCAGCCTCGATCCGCAGCTGTTCCCGCCAGCGCTGCTCAGCTTCTTCCTGCGTCAGGCTTATATCTTTCGCGGCGGTAACTTTTGGCCCCCATGTCAGCGCGGTTTCATCATCAACAGACGTGCGAAGACCTCGCGCAGTGCGCACGAATGCTTGATCTGAGCTTTCGCTACCGGTTTTTTTCAGCCTGGAGGTGATCTCCTGCCTTTGCTGGCGTGAATATCGCCTTAAATCTTCGATATTCAGCGGAAGTTCTGTCACTGAACTGTCGTCTGGCGCAGTTTTATCAGCTGACACCGCCGTTTCTGACGGTGGTTTTTCACCCGAAGCGGAGCGCCCCGTACAGTTATTGACAGAACTCCGAGGGGCCGCTGCGCGGCCTTCTAAGGTCAAATTCTCGACCGGCGACGGCTTACGCTTCGGCACAATCTTGTAATCGGTGGTGCGGGTGAAAATGACAGAATCACCGCCCGAATACGGGCAATAGATACCAGTGATTTTGGCGACCGTGTCACCATAATCATTGCCATCCTCGGTGTATTCGTAGTTGAGGCGAACGCGCAGGCAATCTCGCGGAACAAATGGGCCGCCCTGGGCGTTGGTGTATCCCGGCCAGTCCGGCGCATCAGCTGCCGCGCGGGCCGCTTCAAGTTCCGGATGCAATACCAGCTCACGGCTACCCAACCGGCGCAGCTCGCGCCAGGTAGTAACGGGAGCGCCACCAATCTGCTGAAACTGGCGAATGCTCCAACGAGAAGCCCACGCCCTAACGCGCTTTGCCATCTCTTTGACTGGCTGGCCGGACTCGTCGTCTAACTCGCCATCCATGCCGTAACCGTCGATATTCTTTGAGATGTATTTCGCGATGTATCCCGTCGCTGAGCCAAATTTTTCATCAATCGGCGTGACGGTAAAACGGTGCTCTTGAGCGCCTGGCTCGCCACCGTCTTCACGCAGCGCATGTTTGCGGAAAATAGCTGTGGCGTATTCCGCCTCTTCTGGCCGCAGGAATAACAACAGGTGCCAGTGTGGGGTTCCATCATGATGCGGTTCGGCAACACGAAAACCAAAGGTGCGAATGCCTTCGCGCCCCCATTTGGCACGGACGCGCGACCATACTTTGCAGAGGTATTTCTGAGTTTTGCGCGGACTGGCGTCGCGGTATTTATCGTTTCGCTTCCCGGATTGCACATGCGTTGAGTGATAACGCGACGGCGCAGTCAGGGTGTAGAACATGCCGACCAGGCCCATTTCGTTAGCCATATCTTCAAACCCGCGCATGCGTACCATCAGCTCATGGCGCGCGATCTTCGGGTTAGATACGCTACCCATGACCTTATCCAGCAAAGAACTACGCTCGCCGGTGTCCTGGTCTTCCAGCTCCATCGCATTAAGAAATTCAATGTTTGCTTTCTTCTGGGCTACCCACTCCCTGAAGCAGGGATCGGAGCAATACGGCGATGCCACCTTGCTGACATAACCCGTTGCGATCATGAGGTGTTCGCGCCAGCGATCGTGGATACGGCGGATTTTACTCAGCCACCATTTTTCTTTCTGAAGGCGCGCAATAGCACGCAGTGCATCTTCGGCCTGAAGTGATTCATCGCAATATTTATCCCAACCCGGGATCGCAATATTGAGCGCTGTCGCCTTGCTGGCGATAAAGCCGTATGCGTAAAGCGTGGAAAACTCAACATCGGCGGTTTTCTCATACTGAAAATCAAACTCGCGCATAAACTCGCTTTTCATCAGGTTGGCGAGCTTATAAGCCAGTCGTTTCAGGCGCTTTTTGTCGGCCCACGGCAGCAGATGGAATTCATCGCGCAGCGGGAAAAGGATCGCGGGTAGTTTAGTTTGCGGCAGGTACTGTGCGTTCACCGCATCAATACGGCGTAAAACATGACGCTCGAAGGTACCGAACAACCAACGCACCGCATCTTTTGGTTTGTTGCGTTCGAGGTTTTCAAGATGCTGGGCGAAACGCTTACGGATAAATGCCGGGAGCGTTTGCACCCGGCGGCGGAGATAGTTGGCGCGGCCTTTGCGGTCAAATGCTTCTCGCGCCTCCCCTTCGCGCGGGCGCATGGGATAACGGTAAACCGCATCAACGAGATCACCATAGGCGAGCGTCTTCCGCTCGCCTTTTGGGGTGAGATACTCAATTTCAGGATCTACGACGTGGTTCGGGTTGATGGCCTGCCGTTTTGCGTTCCACGCCCATGCTATTGAAGAGGCGTCGCTCATTTAGATAACAGCTCACGCGAAACGCTGTCATCTACGGTAAGGCGGAGGTTGTACGCCCACCATGCCGCATGCTCAGTTATATCGAACTTCTCCGCGATCTCTGAAAATGTTAGTTTTCCGCCTTGTTCGTCATCACGCAGTGCCCTGATAAGCAGTACGTCATCATCCGAAATTCGAGTGCTATGATGTGCATCGCCACACTTAAAAAAGCTGACGTTCATACGTAATGCTTTCTGGGTTACATCCCCTCGCGTTCTCTTTAGCAAGCTAGCCACTTGACTAACGGTCATCTGCTTGCAGTTTTGGCGAATAAACTGCTCTTCTTCATCGGTAAATGGTCGATGCTTACACAACAGATCAGGGCGTGTTTCTCTCAGGATTCGTAAGCGTTTTTGAACCCCTCCCAAAGGCCTGCCCATACGCTGTGCTACTTCTTTTCCGGTGTGTACTGCATACAACATCACAAGCAAGGCATCTTCCTCTTCAGTCCATGCGCGCACATGAGAGGGCGCCTTACCCTTCACACCCCTGGCTTTCATCAACATGACTCATCCCCCAAAAATCATTTTCAAGATGCGAAGCGTGGCGATTACCGACGGAATCCAGAAAAACAGCAGACAGAGCACGCCGCAGATCACCAGGTTTCGCCAGAACCGGCGGTAATTAGTTTCTTCATTCATTTGCGGCACCTCAGAACGGCAATTCATCTTCATCGTCAAAATCACTATCAGGATGCGAAAAAGGGATCAGCACGGTGTCACCAGGTTGAATAGCGAGGGCCTCGCGTTTTGTGGTGGCAGAAATATCTCTGCGCAGATACTGACCGTCGGCCATCACCTCCACTTCAACCATCCAAAGGCCACTAATCGGCCAGTAATCGATCACGCGAGTGACCACAGCATCGATTTCGTTAACCATGATTAGCCTCCTGAATTGGGCGAATTGATTCGATAAGCAGCCGACGCCGGGTGTTTTCTGCAAAGTGACGGCGACCCGTCTCTTTGTGATAAAGCTCGTTAGTACCGACCACCCACATTTTTTCCGTTGCGTGCAGCTTCTTAAGCTTCGGGCCGTCTTTGGTTATGACGGTGCCGACGTGTGTTTTTTTGATAGCCATCAGAAAGCCTCCAGATCGTCAAAAGCACCCGTTTCCGCCATTGCGTTGTAGGTGGAGTTCCCCATCACCGGGCCGCAGTCCGGGCAACAACCGCCGCCAGTTCGGCCGCAGCCATCGCAAACGCGCAGAACGCCAATTACCTCGCCAGCCATATCCCGGCTTTTGGCGCTAACAGAGCGGCGGACACTGAAGGCGTGAAGGTTGAAAGCGGAATAGATCTCGCTCGTTTCTGGTGTATCGCTGTTGGAGATCACCGAGCGCGTGCCGTGCTGACGGTTAACGTCAAGCAGGGTTGAAACAAGCGCGCGGTGGTCGTCTAACGTGAACGGCTTGCCATAGGCGGTGAAATTGGCGGTTTTGCTGGTTGGGATGTACGGCGGATCGCAATAAATAACGGCGTCATGCTCCAGCTGCATGACGTCACGGATTGAATCGCGGAAGTCGCTATGAACGAAAACCGCCTTTGTATCATTAGCCTTTTCGGCAAACAGGCACATTTCGCCTTCGGGGAAGTAAGGCGATGCATACTTGCCAAATGGGGAGTTAAACTCCCCCTTAAGATTGACGCGGTAAAGCCCATTGTACGTATGGCGGTTCAGGTACAGAAAATATGCAGCCAGAAGCAGTGCGGCATCCGGATCAGAGTCCGATTTTTGAATTAGCGAATTAAACTCTACACGGCGTTTATAAAACACCTCAGCGTCATTTCCCCCGTTAAACATCTCCCGACATGCTGCAATTGTGTCCGCTGGACGTCCTGTTAATTGAATAAAAAAATTGATCAAGTTTGGATTGCTATCGCAAAGCACATAACGGCGGTAATCCGTATTCATAAATACGGTTCCGCCGCCTACAAATGGCTCAATCAGGCAATCAGCTTTAGGCAGGTGCTCCAGCAGCTGCGGCATAACGCGGGCTTTACCACCCGCCCATTTCAGAGGTGACTTAATCATTTTTCACCACCATCGCTTTGTATTTGTTAATGAGCGGATCAGCAAGACTATCGACCGTTGCTCTTACGGCGTCCCCGGTCTCTTTTCCGTGAAGGATCCCCGCGTGCATGGCTGCGGCTAATCCGATGGCCTTAACTTCGTTAAGCGCAGCAATGGCGCCCTTGATGTAGTCCTGTGAATGGCTCATTTGCGACATTCCTGGTTGTAGGTTTCGTGGGTCATGAGTCGCCACTGCTGGCCGCCGCTCTTACTGAGCAAGCGCCAGCGGCGGCCAATACGGATCACGAGATAGGCATGCGGTTTAATGCGGGAAAAGTTGCGCCGACCGCGGGCGAAGCATTTCAGGGCGGCTAGTGCCCTGGTGCAGACTGGCGGCGGCGCGCTGCATATAACGGAGAGACGCGGATGCATGGCGGCCCTCACAGCGATTCAAGGTGCGGGGAGGTCAGGCGCTGCCAGATCTCGCACGCCTGCTCGGCGCGATAAACGGCATCGGTCAACAAGCCGCCAGTGAAAGAGCGGCGCGGGTGCGGGGCGTACCCGGTAACGCCTGCGATATGAATGAGCGTTGAAAGGTTTCGGACTTCAAATGCCGGCAAGAATGGACTCAAATCATACCGGGAAACAGCATGCGCCAGCGCCGCAACACTAAGAGAATCACCCGCAGACCAGCAATAGAGCTTCTCGTGCTTTGAAGCTGTTGAAGCGATAAAACGACAGGCTCCTGCAACAGCATCGATTGCGCTGCACGTTGCGTTGATGACCTCTGCCCGTTGCGCAGAGTCCGCCCTCATAAGCTGCAAGACCGCCTCTGGATAAATACCGCCGACCGTTGTTATATCAACAGCGCGATAGTATCCGGGGCCGATCTTCCCGGTGGACGGCTCAAAGAAAGCACACTCGATGGCAAAAATTGGGGAGTCAGGGGATTTTCCCAGCACGCGAACATCTAACATGACGTTATTCATTGCTTGTTACCCTCGTTATTGGTTAATTCGCGGTTGACGATCCACCGCTCGACTGATGAATAAATCTCTTCCGGGGTGAGGCTTTCCTTTTTCAGTAAGCCCATGTAGATGCGAAGCAGCCCCAACAATTGGGCGCGCTCACTTATGCGCGCATCGGTGTTTATTTGCATAAACTCCGGATCACTTATTCCGCTTTCCAACTTTATTGACTTGATCGACATGGCGACCTCCTGAAAAAGGCAAAACGAAGCCCCGACAAAATGAATGCCGTTATTTTTTAACGCTGGTTAATTAGTGGTTGGGGCGCGGTTTTCTTTTGACCTGTTTGAATAACCTTTCGTGCCAGTAATACAAAAAGTCGATAAACGTCATTCGCGCACGTTCATGATTACCGCGAATTGTTTTCTCCAGACCGTAAATAATTAAGTCAATCGACGGACTGTCAGCGGTGACATTAACGCGAGCGCCGTTCTTCAGGTGAACGGTGAAGCCCTGCTCTGCGCTTTCCACCGCTTCGCGTATCAGCATTTCACGTTCCCACGATGTTTTCTCTTCGGTGAACATGGCGGACTCCAATGATTAATAGAGGTGTGGGCGCTTCATCTGCGCTGGCACCGTAGCCGACTGTTTCAGTTGCTGAAGCATTTCCGGTGTAACTTCCACCGTTACCGCCAGCGGCTTAAAAAACATCACGGTCTTGCTTGCTGTTTCCGGTTGCTCGGCATCCATAGATGACAGGTCGTATGGCTTCGGGATATCGCCATTGGTGATCAAAATGATGATGTTACGCAGCTCTTCCAACGTAGCTTCATCGTTCTCGCCCTGGAGCATCGCGAAGTGATAAAGGTGGGATACGCCGTGGCGTAAAAGTTGATGGGAATAATCATGGTTCCATTCCAGAAACTCTTTATTGAAATGGAAGCATTGCAGCAGAGAATTAATTTTGTCTGCGTATTCTCTTTTCATTTTCAGCCTCGGCTATTTAGTGAATGGTGAAGCGGTTATTATTAATAATTCGGTCTATCGTTTTGCACGCTTCAGCTAATGCAAAGTCAATCCCGAAGTAATGGCCGCTATGCGTGATCTGATAGCGCTGGCGGCTGTATGGTTTTTTGCGTGGGAGCTTCAGAATAGTAAAGCCACGATAAAGGCTGGTTTTACTATTCAGCTGCGACACGGCCCCACAAATTCCACTTTTCATACGTCTACTCCCTGTGGCGGTGATCAGTTCGGCTCACCAAGTCCCAACCACATTAACCACCCTTCCCTGATTTCTTTCGGGCGGCTCTCATAGGCCATCTTCATGCCGTTGTTCCACGCCGGGAGGTAAACCCAGTATTCACCCGCACGACCAGAGGTGGACTGCGGATCGGTCATTTCGATAACAGGAAGCTTCCCCTTTTCGATCATGCCACGTACCGCAGCCGGTGTTTTGCCAATGAGTTTCGCAAACTCCTGGTATGGAACGGCATCACTACTGCTGACAATCTGTTTACTCATCTGTTAACCTCTCATCTAGATCTAACCAATGGCTTTCAATGTTCTCTAATGTTTTGTAGTTAACTTAGAGATTATTGAATTCAACTAGAACATATCGTGAATTATTAGAGGATCTCGATAACATGTCAACAGCTATAAGTGAGAAGCTAGCTTTAATACGTGAATCTGAAAGGCTCAATCGAAAGCAATTCGCTGAAATTACAGGAGTTCCATATAGTTCACTCACCTACTATGAAAGCGGAAGAACCATCCCACCGACTGACATAGCGATGAAAATTCTCCAGCATCCGCGATTTAGCAAGTACGCCCTTTGGTTTATGACCGACCAAATTTCTCCAGAATCCGGGCAAATTGCACCGGCGCTCGCACACTTTGGGCAAGATGCAACAACCTCGCAGCACTCAGACCAAAAGACTGGCTAACGATTCACCGAGATTACATGCATTACAAATGCGTGTTATTGGTTGAAAAATATTCTTCACACAGCATCAAAGAGTTAAGAACAAAAAGTAAACGCACCACTCGGAGGGTTTTCTTATGAGTATTAAGAAACTCGATGATGGTCGATACGAAGTGGACATCAGGCCTGCCGGGCGTAATGGAAAACGCATCCGCAGGAAGTTTGAGAAAAAGAGCGAGGCGTTGGCCTTCGAGAAACACACGTTATACAACCACCACAATAAAGACTGGTTATCAAAACCGACAGATAAGCGGCATCTGTCAGAGCTGATCGCACTTTGGTGGAATCTGAAGGGCAAGCATGAAGAACACGGGCGAATTGATTTGAGTAAAATCGAGTTGTTTTCACGAATCACCGGCGATCCCTGTGCATTCCAGATTACGAAAACAGTTATCAGCCAATACTGTGCCACCCGGCGTAGCCAGGGGATCAAGACGTCTACCATTAACCGCGATTTGAACAGCATCAGCGGAATGTTTACCGCCCTCATTGAGGCTGGGGTCTATTTCGGTGAGCACCCTATTCGTGGAAGGAAGAAACTTAAGGAAGAGATACCGGAAACCGGCTATCTCACGAACGACGAGATCGAGCTGCTGCTCTCAAGGCTGGAAGGTGACAACAAAAAGATTGCCATTCTTTGCCTCAGCACAGGCGCGCGATGGGGGGAGGCAGCCCGGCTAAAGGCTGAAAACATCATACAGAATCGAATAACGTTCGTTAAAACAAAAGGCAACAAACAGCGCACCGTTCCGGTTTCCCCGGAAGTCGCCCGATACATTGCCGAAGGCAAGCGCGGGATTTTATTCCCCGCAGCCTCTTACGATGGATTCAGGCAGGTGCTGAAAGAAGTAAAACCAGATCTCCCGGCGGGTCAGTCAACGCATGCGTTACGACATAGTTTCGCAACGCATTTTATGATTAACGGCGGGAGTATTATTACGTTGCAGCGGATTCTCGGACATGCGCGAATAGAGCAAACAATGGCATACGCTCACTTCGCCCCTGAGTATCTGCAAGATGCGATATCGCTTAACCCGCTCAGGGGTGGCGTGAATGTGGGAAATGTCCACATTGCGTCCACACACGGGTAATTAAATATGGCTTTCAATGGTCTTGCGTGCCGCTCAAACCCGCATTGCACCGTTGAAAGCCAACTGTGCCTGGCATCACAAATGCCCCCGATGGGGCTTTTTTTTACCGTCGCGATAGCAGATATCCCCCTGCTAAATGTGATACATTCGTTATAAATATGTTTGTTATTAGCTGTTCGCTGCGCCAGCTCGCAGTGCTGCGCTAACCTCCGGGGGCCGTTTCATTCATGTCAGACTTCATTCTTGCCCGCGTCTCACAGACGCTTGCTACCGAACGAACGCTCGAAACGTTGGTGCGACAACTGCTGGAAATGCTGGAACTGGTGACTCGTATGGAGTCCACATACCTGACGCGGGTTGATTTAGAAGCACAGCGCCAGTTAGTCATGTATGCCCACAACAGCAGCGAAATGCAGATCCCGGAAGGTTTTTCCGTTCCCTGGGACGAGTCGCTTTGCAAACGCGCAATCGATGATAACTGTATATTTTGCAACGAGGTTGGCCAACGCTGGCGGTCCTGCACCGCCGCACAGGAACTCGGCATCGCCACGTTCTTTAGTATTCCCGTCCATCTTGCCGATGGTTCGTTATATGGTACGTTGTGCGCCACCAGCCGCGTCAAACAGCCCTATAATCTGGAAGGCGAGCAGGTAATGACATTGTTCGCCGGCCTGATCTCCCATTACGTGGAGAAAGAGACGCTGGTTCAGCAACTGCGTAGCGCAAATGCGGCGCTGGAGATGCACTCCAATACCGATGAACTGACCGGTCTGGCCAACCGCCGCGCGTTGTTTAGACATCTTAAAACGCTCTTTACCCAAGCTCGCGCCCAGCAGTGCAGGCTCCTGCTTATTTTTATTGACCTCGACGATTTTAAAGCAATTAACGATAAACTGGGCCACCCCTGCGGCGACAGTTTTCTCATCCAGATAGGTGAACGATTAAGTGCCAACGTACGTAACGAAGATACCGTTGGCCGCCTCGGCGGCGATGAGTTTTTAATCATTGGCCCGGCACTTGAATCCCCTGAGCAGGAAGCGTTTATTGCCCACCTGCGCCAGCAGCTTACCGGGCGTTACCGCCTGGCCGGATACGGTATAGAATACCCTGGCGCCAGCTTTGGGGTCATCAATGTCGATCCGCAGAATATGGACGTTGAACAGGCGCTACGCGCAGCGGATGAGGCTATGTACCACGACAAAAACGCACGCCGCATGCTGACCATTTTCGATATCGACCAGAAAGCATAACTTTCCAGTATGATAGATAACATTACGTTAAGAGACAGGAACTAAGCATGAAATTGGGTATTCTTTTTCCGGTGGTGATTTTCATTGTCGCCGTGGTCTTTCTGGGCTGGTTTTTTGTTGGCGGCTATGCGGCGCCAGGGGGGGCATGATGAAAAAGACAACCATCATTATGATTATTGTCGCCATCGTGGTGGTCGCCGGCACCGAATTGGGCTGGTGGTAATCTCAAATTTTCCCGCCGCCCCGGTATTGCGGAGTTGTCTTATCTACTCAATAATTTAAGACGATACACTCATTTCATCAGCCGCTTCGCTGTGTTTATGCAGCAAAGCGGGCATTAACTGGAGAAGTGAGTAATGAAAAAACCGATGGTGTTACCGTTGATTATTGCGCTGTGCACGCTGTTATCGGGATGTATCGTGGATGATGGTTATCATCATCGACACCACCACCACCATCATCATGATCGTGGCTGGTGA